CAGCGCGATATCGATTGAACTCGACGAGCGATGGTGTCGGAAGCAAGCCGATCGGGTTAAGCAAAGGAGCCTGTTTTGACCCTATGGTTTCTGTGCGCAACAAAAGGATGTCTGTGCTTTGTTGCTCAAAGTGACAGCGCATGCAGGTGGTGCAAATTATGACACCTATCTACGATACCGGCGGATTCCGCATCTATCACGGAGACTGCCTGACGCTCGCCATTGAGACGGTCGATGCTATGATCACCGACCCTCCATTCGCACCCAAGACGCACAGCAATGCGCGGACAAACAAGGGTGGGCATAAGGGCGGGTCTGACCTAATTGACTTCGCACCGCTGGATTACGATGGACTCGTGGCGCGACTGGAACATCTAGCACAATTTGTCAAGACGTGGGCAGTCTTCACCTGCGAGTGGACCTATGCTGCAAAGATGGACAAAAACCCGCCATCCGGTTGGGAATTTGTCCGTTGTGGTGTATGGACGAAGCCAGACGGAGCGCCGCAGATTACAGGAGACAGACCAGGACAAGGCTGGGAAGCGATCGTGTTCCTGCATCGGCTGAATGCCAAAGGAAAGCCGGGACGGAAGAAATGGAACGGCGGCGGTCGTTCCTCGGTGTTTCATCATGGCGTGTGCCGCGATGCGCTCTATCCGACGCAGAAGCCCGTATCTCTACTCTCGGAGTTTGTGCGACTATTCACGAACCCAGGGGACACGGTGCTAGACCCGTTTTGCGGCTCTGGTACGACTCTGCACGTAGCCAAACAACTTGGGCGCAAAGCCATCGGTTGCGATATCTCAGAGAAGGCGTGCCGACTGGCTGAGTCGCGACTGGCACAGGAAATCTTGATAACCTGACCGTTTTCGCTTGACAGATTGGAAGACCGCCTAAAACCTATCGACATGATCGATTGGTCCATGGTCGCTTCTATTGCTTCTTCGTTCGCTGGCATTGTCGCCAGTCTCTCAGCGGCGTATCTCGGTAAACTCAAATACCACGCACATCGCCGACGCCAAGACGCCATCATTGATGCGCGAAAGCGTGGCGATATGGAATTGGCAAAGAGTCTATCAGACATCCAGCCGCCGATCCCTGGGTTTCTTCCCCCGCTCCTCTTTGCACTCGGCATAGGTGGCGCAGCGGTCGGGCATATTCATCACCAACCGCCAAACCAAGACCAGTTCGCGGCACACGAAACCGGCGGAGAGATGAAGCCAAGATGCTGCCCCGGTGGATGTGAGCCGGGCAGTTCCTGTAACCCAAGAAATTGCCACTGCGAAGCCCAAGCCGCAAAGCCCGAAGTAAAACCAAAACCGGCGCCAAAACCAATCCAAACCCTTGTCAGACTGCCATTGCCACTAGATGCACGTATCACAGAGCACACATTCTGGGAGCCGCGCGATTGCAAACTGAACGAGTTGCAGGTCTATGAGTCGCTATAGGCTAGCACTTCTTGCAGCACTGTGTTGCTGGATTGCTTGCGAGAGAGCCGCGACACATCCATGGAGTCAGGGAATCCCGGTCAATATACGGGTTGATGCCCATGGCGCTCTGGACGAAGCGACGATCCGCAAAGCTGCGACTGACAGGTTCCTGCAATTTGGGTTCACATTTTCCGCCAACGGGCGTCCCTTGACCGTCTCGTATGATGCCGAATGTGCTTGCCCCAACTGCAAACTTCCACCCGGTGGCTCAATAGATGGAGTTTTGGCATATACCCCGGAGGACGAATACGACCACATTCGCTTGTGTCCAGGGGTTGTCAATCTACAAGCAATCTCTCCCAATGCCACCTATGTATCAACCAGTCACGAGATGTGTCACGCGCTGGGGCTAGAGACTCACATTCCAGCGGGAGCCGGGGTTTTATGCTCGGCTGACCATCAGTTGCGCAAGGATGTAATGCAGTTTGGGGTGGAGGATATGCGGGCGATCTGTCAGGCGGGCGGGATTCAGTCTACCGTATGTAAGAGGCTTAGTCCTTAACCTCGAACGTGATACGGAATCGGCAGTCAATCGCGCTGCCGTCGCTCTCCTTGACGAAGCGAACGATGCCGCCCGGCTTACCGGATTCATCGATGTACTGCGGAACCAGTTTACGGATTCGATCCATTCCAGCGGAATCCTCCACCGGCTCGACGGTCATATACACGTCCGATTCGTTTTGGCTGTTGTCGCAGATGCATTTGTAGACACCAGCCGACATGCGGGTAACGCTTGCCATACTGGAATCCACATTGGTCCACGAACCATCTGCGTTTACGTACGCCTCTCCGATCCAATTGCTCATCTGAGTTCTCCTAGCGGTAGCGCGCTCTGTCGTATTCGATAGTGCGCGGGTTAAGACCAGTTGCCTTTTGAATCTTGGCAAGCAGGCCCATTCGGTTTGTGAGGAATGGGTTCAATAGGGCAGACGACATAGAGAACGTGTGCAACGTGGTGAGTTGACCCGTGCGACCCAAGCCCCACTCAAACTTGCAGGTAACCCCATCATGTGAGATGCGGAGTCGCCGCCAGACGTTCTCAGGGAAAGCGATGGCGGTTGCCAAGGTGAGCGCCGTATCTACGCCAGCCGTACGGACCACACAAGAGATCAGGTTGGTCGTCTCGATTCGGAAACAGACGTTGTACTGTCCAGTGGTTCCGCTGGTCGGGTTGTCTCCCCAACCAAATACCGCGAAGAACGTCTCTCCGACCTGAGTAATAGCCGGGATGCGAACGAGCCACTCGACAAACTGTGGACCTGAGATGCTGGAAAACACGATGTTTCCAAGGTTCCCTGTCGCTCCGAGAAACGCGAACGAACGACCACCAGCCGTTGTGCCAGTGCTAGATGACCACACGCCTGGGGTGGTGGAATCAGAACTAGCGGGAGCAGTCGCGGTAGCAGCACCCTGCCAGCGGTAGCAGTTGCCGCCGTGGTTCCAAGCGCAACGCCTACGGTTACGGTGCCGCCTAGCGCAACGGTTCCACCGCCAGAAGCCGGAGCGCTCGCGTTCACCGTGATCTGACCGCTGCCCGGTAGGTCAGAGTTTGCAATGGCTGCGCTTGCGAACGTGCCCGCCGGTCCCTGCTTAACAAAGCCGGTCCCCCCGGTGGGATTACCGTAGTCGCTGGCTTCGGCGCCCAATTGACAACGCCAGCGCCGTCTGATTGCAGGTATTCATCTGGTCCGGGGTTGCCGGGGATGGAAGGCGTGATTGGTGGGCTAAAGGATGCAGAGCCGCCGCTTGCAACTTGCTCCTCAAAGTTAAACCGATCTGACCCGCTCGACATTCGTTGCGCTCCTCAGTGGCCCTCGGTGACGCAAGTTTTTTCTCAAAAACCTTGACAATTCGGAAAGATACGCCAACTAATACGGACAGACGACCAATAACGCAAGCAGAAAAAACATATCTCTTGCTTGCGAATCACCACCAATCAGAAAGGCAAAATTATGAAATTCAACACGAAAATCTATGCATTGGGCCTCGTTGGCTCAATGTTGGTTCTTGGCGGCGGCGAAGTACGCGCCGCTTCTTCTCCGCTTCCAATGTGTCTAGCCAGTGAGACTCCAGACCCATGCGGTAGGCAAATCGTCGCACGCGGTTCGATTGAGATATCCGCTGATGGCGACGTAGTGGTGTACGAATCAAGTTCAAACGTACTCGGAGCAGCGGCAATTGGGTACTCTAAACTCCAAGTGCTGCTATCGACCAAAATGTCGTCACTTGAGTATCAAGTGATCGTCTCAGGCGCAGAAGAAGTCCCGAGTGGCAAGTCTCCAAGCGTTGGAAGATTTGACAAATGGAACTCTTACTTTCGCATCAATACCGCCAGCCCGATGCGCAGCGGTCAGAAACAGTGGATTGACTTCATCGTGGTCGGTCTCTAACTACTGTCTGCCCCATGCGACCACGTCGAAGTTCATCACATTGGTGGATGGATTCGATGGTGGTTTGATCCTGACGTTACCGGCATTTTTGTCTCCGATCTGAATTGCGAAGTTCCCACCTCCGGTCCCGCTATCGTAGCCGCTGACTAGCACCTGATACAGCGTCGCATTGGCAAATGGATCGACAAAATTCACCTGAATTTTGCCACCTCCGACAATCGCAGCGCCGGACACGCCTTGATCATCTAGGACAGTAATTCCTCCGGCTCCATCAGTGGTGATGGTAGCAAGCACTCTTGCTGTATTGGCAGGGGCTACTCGGTCCTTGATGCTGGTGCCAGCCGTTGCGTGAGTTGGGTTAATCCACTCAATGTAAGGGATGCGCACTGCGCAAAGAGACGGACCACCAACGGGGCCAACTACTACGGACGTGAGTGCCTGAACAATCCCCGAACTAAGAGCAGAGGCAGTTCCGCCCACTCCATCAACCAAAAGAGAGTGGAACGTTTTGCGACTTGCGCCAAGAAAGTCTCCGATCGTTGCCCCACGCAGACCCAAAATCAGGTCTTTGATTCGCTTTAGCGAGACATTGACCGGCGCCTCGTTGGCGAGGTTGGAAAGCGCCGTGATCTTGAATCCATCGGTAGGCGTGAGAAACGGATCGGCATTGGTTCCAACGTCAACGGTTGCCGGGAAAGCCTGAGTTCCGTTGTATTGCGTGAGGTCTGCGTTGCTCATTATGGCACCAGAGGGTCTGAGATGTAGTAAGGATTGAAAGCCATCGAAGGACGTATCCGCTCCCATGGCTCATTGCATGGGTAGGTGTGAAACGTGCCAGATGGCAGAAGTTGCGCGTTCGGTCCGCTCAGCGAGTCGTTGAACACGCAGATGAACCGGCACGATGTATGTGCGGGCTTAACCAGGGCGATCACACGCCTGATCTCGTTTATGTACTCCGCAGTGCTTGCAGAAGTTCCCCAGAGCGCTCCGGTTGTTTTCCACAGCGCACCGCCGCCCCATGTGGCAGTAGGGGTTCCTATTGGGTTTGGGGCACGAATCCCAACATAGAAAAACGAGCTGTTACCACCAAACACGACATTTGGAGCAGCCGCGCCAGCATCTACAAGATCTCGCCAAGAGATGACATAAGCATCCTGATATCCTAGATGCGCGAGTTCGGCTTTCAGTCCTTCGACCGTGCCAAACTTCGACCATCTGGTCATGGGTGCCTTGAGGTATTCGCGGTAACTTGAGTCCGAGTCTCTTAGGGCACGCGCCAAACCGCCATAGGTGACACCCAGGGCATTGAGTCCATCAGCAGGGGCAGTCTTTGCGATGTGAGCATATGCCGCCGTCTTACAGCCATCCACGAACGTATCAAGCGTGTTGGCTAGCCCTCGTAAGAAGGTGTAGGTTTTGAGATGCTTAGTCGGTTTGTCAATCGGCGAAGGCTTGGCCCAAATCGGATACGCCGAACTGGTGATGAGGTCGGCGAAACTCTGCGGCGTACTTGTCTCGGCTGGCATTAGATCGGCACCGAGGTTACGGATGTCGCGTCAGTGAACACAACCATTTCGTTATAGTTCAATGAGATTGGCGCGATCGGATTGGAAAGCGCTACGTCGTAGATCTCCTGCGAGGAGTAAAACACAGAGTCAGCCACTTCGGCAATAGGTACGGCACCCGCATCATAGGAACCAATCGGAACCCGAGTGGTCAGAGCCGAGAGCGCTGCGCCGATGTTCGCTGGTGCTCCATTGGCATATGGAGCGAAGGCTTGCACGTTGCCAGTCACAGCCACCGGGACAATCGTCACCGTGCCCACGTTGAGTTTTGCACAAACGGGGATCTTGGGGTTCGTGTAGAGATACACGTCTATCAGCGCTTGCGGAGAGACAGGGGCATTGTTGCCAGCCAGAATCACCGTCACATACTCTGGATCAAACGCGCCAAGATGAAGGTTTGCATAGACTCGCACCTTCTGTACTTCCTTAGATGCAGTCAGCGCCCAATAGACATAGGCAGCGGTGGGAGAACCAGTTGCCAGCAAACCCCACTTTGCCGCAAGCCGCTGACGGTATCGATCATCGCTCTCGACATCGAAGCCGCCAGTCGCAGCCGATGCATTATTGACGGTGATGCCGAGCACATTTGGCGTGATGAGTTGATTGATGAGGTTTGCACCGACGTTGTATTTGCTGCCAGTCTCGACAGCTCGCATGATGAAGGTCGCCGTAGCGGGACCGATCGGGATGGTTTCTTGCTGAGTTGAAGCAAACACCTTTCCGTCGGATGTCTGCACACGCAGAGCCAGTGGGCCAAGTGGACCCGCTCCGAGTGGAACCGTGAACGTCACTGGGACGCTTGCAAACTCTCCGCCCTGTCGTGACTCACCAAAGAAGTTCTCACCTAGCCAATCGAGCCACCCGCCACTTGCGTATTGGAGCGACGCCGATCCAGCAAACTGAGCAAGGATCTGATACAGCAGACTGACTTCGATGCCTTGCCGATAGACTAGCGTGCGATAGGGTCCGCCCGTGCGCCAGTTTGCCGTTCTGACCGATACCAATGATGGGTCAGGAGGACTTGCGAGAAACGCATAGAAATTGTTGATGATCTGCTGTGCGCTCTTGCCGCCGATCAAGTCGAGAAAGTTGAAAGCCATTAGCCGAGCCTTTCGACCCACAGATCGCCGACTGTGGATGGTCCGCACATGAACGAGAATGGATATGGAGCAATGCCAACGTAAACCGTGGCTTCGACAGTCATTCGATTCCCGTCTGTGTTGAGTGTGAGTTGAACGATGCAATCCGATACGCGGTCATCACGCTTGGCTTGGGTTTCCATGCTCGCCTTCAGGGCAAATAAGGCAGCCAGGGTCATGCCTCGCGATAGATACGAGCGCAGATCAATTCCCCACTGAGCACCGGCAATCGTACCGTCAGCGATTCCCGTGGGCTGCGTCCATCCGTTGATGATGTCTTGAATCAAGCACTCGGAATCAGTGCGCAAATTCTCATCCTCGGACAAATCAGGCGTTACATCGATATCCGTGCCAAGCGTGGCGTAGTCGATTACATCATAGTCAGCCATTAGCCGCCCACCTCGACGATGTTAGAGCCTTCGGTGATGGTGATCTTTTGGTAGTAACTGCCAGCGACGCCGGGAATAATCGGTGTCGCAAATGGCGGAACAGGCTGGACCGATGTCCAATTGACTTGAGTCACCACGGGTACGCCACTTACATTGGCAATCACCACAAGCAGATATCCGCATGCATCGCCTTTGCGGGCTGACTTCTTCGGCGATGAACTAGCGGCGAATTTTATGGATGAGGCGGTGCTGTCGCCATAGTTGACGATAAATGGAGCAGTCGGGGAAGCATTCTCCCAACTCACTACAGCGCGACTCGACGCATTGATCTCGACCGTCGTATCTGGGATGCCTACTCGGATCGCAGTCCGACGAAGCGGGGAATACCTCGAATCGTCCGGCTGAAACTGGACCGTGTTGTCGGTGTTCTGCGAGTTGATGCGCCCTGGTGTCTGACGGAAGTTGTCGATTTTGACCCGCGACATCCACTTGCTAAACAGAGTGAACAGGCTATTTACTGGACCAGGCGAATATGTCACCAGCGCTCGGAGCGTGGTGTCTGTCCAGGTATAGATAACCTGACGAACAGTGAGCCCGTCGATGATCTGGTCAACGGAGATCGAGGCGTCGTTTAGGTTCATCTCAACGACGCCCATCTCAGGGTTGAGGTCGGTAAAGATGTAGTCCGGTGGCGTCACTCGCTGTGGGCTGGGAGTCCCAATCCAGATAGATCCATCGTCTAGCGTTCGCCAGATAACCCCAAGAGATTCACACAGAGCGGCAAGCGCGGCATCCACGGTTCCTTGGACCACAGACCACTGAGGCAGCACCTTGGTTAGAAGCGCCGGGTCTATCGTGACAGATGCGGTTTCTCCGCCAGCGCTCAAGATGTAGCCGAGCACGGTTTGAACCAGCGCGCCCTGTGCCCACTCGGTAGGCTCAACCTGCTTTTGTAGTCCGCCCGCGCCACCGACCACGCGACATCTGTAAAACCCACCAGAATCACCAGAGAGCGAGATCGTGCTGTCATTAGGGTCAGCGACCACGGTTCCTATCCAAGTGCGCCCCAACAGCACAATGGACGCACTGCCGGTGATTGGAGCATCTGAGTCGTGCTCAACCTCTGCCGTCCATGCGCCTGCATACGGCTGCTTATGGTCTGCCCGGTAAATGATCTGGCTATTTATCGTCGCGTCGCTCATTTGGCAGGTGTGGCGTTTTTGCTTAACAGGTTGATGAAATCAGCCGTTTTGTCTCCGGCGCTGGCCTTCTTTTGGACATCGGCTGGCGTGTAGAGTTTGAATTGCTGATTCTGTGGCCGCAGGCTTTGATTGCTTGACGTAAACACCCCCGGCAAAATCTGCTTATCGCTCGACATCAAAGCTACCCATTCGTAGGCGTCCTTTGCCTGGTACAAATTTTCGGTTGGCTTGTACCATGTGGTGGTAGCCTGCTTTGGCTTTGAACTGGTAGACGAATCGTTGATCTGCGTCTTTGGTCCAACGATCTTGAACTTGAATGTGCTAATATACGGACGGATGCCGCCCTGTTCCGTCGGCTGTGGAAGTGGAGCTGAGTAGAAGTATCCCAGCGTGATCCCACGGGCATAGAGTTGAGGATGCCAAACCGGAACAACTGTCTGCCGTGAAAGCGGACGATCAGGGCTCATATACAATTGGTAGAAGTCATACAGCGATCGGAATGTCGTGGCATCATTGGTGCGAATCTTGATCGTGCATTCCGTTGGCTGCATGCCCTGGTCTACTAAGATATCCCTAGTGGAGCCTTTGCTTTTCTTGTGCTCGACATCTCTTAGCCGCTCGCCTTCGATTGGCAGGCAAGTACCAGGAACTGGTCTATTTGCTACCCAAAGGATATTCCACGCTTCTGGGTTCTCTTCGGATGTGGGTAGGTCTTTTGTGGTTATCTCAGCCATTAGGCACCCTGGGCTACAAGACGACCGAGGTATCTGTCAAGTTGCATCTCTATCTGAGCGCCAAGCAAAGGACCAACTTCCCGCGCAATCTGGGCGGGGTCGCTGCCAGTGGTTTGCAATGGCAGCGATATGTAAACCTTCACTCCGCCATCTGAACTACCAGCCCCGCCACTACCACGGACGCCACCTGTTGAAATAGCATCCGTAAGGCTCATGCTGGCATCTGTGACCGATCGGGATGATTGGTCAATGCCTAGCGCGAAACCCTCACCGGCATACCGCCCAAGCGCCATCATCTTACGACTTGGGCTTCGGATCTGTAGAGTTTCCGCTGTCTGCTCTGGAATTGCCAATGCGTTGCCTTTGACCGCATTGATGATTTGATCCTTTACGCTGGATAGACCACGAGCCAAACCCTTGCCGATGTCGGTGCCAAGACTGACAGCCTTATCGACCAGCCAACTGACCCCCTTGGAGAAAATGTCGTATAAATAGCCATAGTATGACGAAATCCCCTCGCCTAGTCCAATGATGATGTCGGAACCCATTCTCCTCCAGGCTCCAATGTCAAAAAAGCCCTGGAAGTTATAGTCTTCGATTTTGGAAATCGTTTCGATTATCTTGTCATTCAATGAGGCAAGTGGACCCATGATGGCACCGATTGCCTTTGCCATAACTCCAAACACAAACACAACTCCGGTTGTGTACGCCTTGATCATCGACATCATCTTGGCGCCTGATTTGCTATCTGTTGCAAATGAATCATTGATGTTTCCAAGAAGATCCTTCAATGCGGTCATTGCTGGCCACTTGTCTATGTCTGCCATTACAAACAGAGTCAGCAAACCTTTTTTTAAGTTACTGATTTTACCTTCAAGCGAATCCGCCGCTTGAATTGAAAATGATCCAGCCTTTCCGCCGCCTGCTTGTTTTCGCATGACAGTGGTGATTGCCTGGATTCCGATCTCGGCTTGCACAGCGCCCTTTTGCATGAGTTTCATTACCGCTTCATTGCGCTGCTGATCGGTCTTGCCTTTCAAGTTCAGAAGTTTTGCAATTTCTTGCTTTACTTCTTCTCCTGACAATCCAAGATCTCCGAGTTGAGTTTTCAACTCCTCTGCCTGCAATGCTCCCTTGCTCTTAATGTCCGTGATTGCCTTGATTGCTCGATTTAAGCCTTCTGTGCCAAGTCCGCTCTGTGTGGCAAAGTCGGAAATTGATCCAAGGATATATCGGCGAGTGGTGTCGTCCTTGAAATAGGTTGACAACTTTGCCATTGCCATGACCATCTCATCTGGATCAAAGACGGTTTTTTCCGCAATTCTCAGCGCATCTTTCATTTCTCTGTTTGCTCGTTCGGCGCTACCAAGAGAAGCGGTCATTCTCATACGCGCTGATTCAATCAATTTCACCGAACTAATTGCCTGCCCGCCGACATATGAAGCGGCGGCCAAAGCAGCCGCGCCAGCACCGCCAGCAAGCAAACCGCCGCCAATCCCCCCCAGGGAACCAGCAAGCCCTCCCTGATATGGCTGCATTGGCACGGACATACGAGCCGCATTCTTGGCGCGCTCTCTAGCCTCTTTGCGATCCAGATTGATCCGATATCGAGTAAACTTCTCCTCTTCGCGCTGCTGGGCTTGCAGGCGACGGAATGCGGCGTTGCGCTTCTCGTCCTCTAGTCGTTTGGCAGAGCGCATCGCTTCGGCATCTAGGCGTAACTGTGCAGTGCGTTCTTTCTCGGCTGCGCGCATAGAGGCCGCCGAAGCGCGAGCTGCCGCTGTTGCTTGACGTGAAGCCTGGCGTTCTTGCTGCGATGCAATTCTCTCAGCGCTACGCATCGCTTCGGCTTCCATGCGTAGTTGCGAGGTGAGCTGCGCATCCTCTGCTTTTGCAGCCATCTGCGCGGTCTTCGACCAATCCGCGCCTTTGAATAGAGCAGCGCCCCCACGCCGCCGCTCTAACTTGTTCATCGCGGAATCAATGGCGTCGGCATCTCGTAGAGCACGGCTGGCTGCGTCTCCGCCTGTATATCTTAGCCCTACCTCGTATGTCTGCGCCATATCACTTGCCTCGCAATGAGCCGATTTGAAGCATGAGCCGCTCTGCCTCTAGCAGATAGGCGACTTGGGCTAGGTCGCTACCGGAATCATGGTCCTTTGCCCAGAGAGCCGCCGCCGCAATTCCAAGGTCTAACCCTCTAGTGGCTTCTCGGTAGAGGTCGTAAGCGGCTGGGCTGACCCAGCTCCGAATTTTTTTACCGACACGCTCCGCGACTCAGCGCCAAGAGAACGAATCAGCCGACCAATGCCAATCACAGCCGCCGGATACAGCGCCGCGAAGTCAGCGGGAGCCATTGCATCGCCCAAGACTTCCGGGTCAGAAGACAGCACCGGGCGAATTAGGGTCACGCACTTGGAGAATGCGAACCGCTCAGCCGAGACACCTTCTTGAAGTTGCAGTTTGCGAAGGTGGTTATACTCAGCGCTCGTCAGAATGCGAACCGTCAGCGAATACGCCCACTCTTCGGCGCCCAAGTCGATGTTCGATGCGGCACGGACCTCGTACTTGCCTTGTCCGATTGGCTTGCTGTCAAGCGACTGATTCCATCCGCACGACTGGAACCAAGCGAGCGGAAGCGTGTCCCGGCATAGCGGAGCACTCGCCCAGATGGCGTGGATTTGAGAGCGAATGGCTGCCAATTCTGGACATGGACCCGTCGGCTCGGTCTTTTCCTTCTTCGCCTTGTTTGCGGTGGGAACCGACGGACAAAGCACGCAACCAATGAGCGCGTTTTCCATCCACTCAACAGACCCGCGTTCTTTTTCGTCCAGCGCAAAATCGACATCGACTTCGCTAGGTCGGCGGAATGCAAATTCATCCTCACCGATGGATAAAATCAGAACGTGGTTTTTGCCATGAATGGCCTCTAGCGCGTCAAACTGCTCTTTGGTGATCTCTGACATGATGGCCCTCTCTAACAGGCCCTCTTTGTGCTACCCTCCCGCCCCCGAGGGCCATTCAAAAGGCGGGAGGGGCACAAACTAGACTTCGATGACCCCGGTATCCGTCGGCGTCACATCGTAACTCAGGAACGAGCACGAAATCTTGACGACGCCAGCGGACTTGTTTAGCGAGTTGCTATCCGAGTGCATACGAAACTTATTGAAGGTGTACGTATACAGATGCGGATCGTTTCGGGGCTGTGCTTGAACAACCAAGGTGTATTCCCGGTTATTGACCGCATGCCATCCGCCCTGCTTGGCGACAAAGAGCGCGTATTGACGAGCGCCCCAAGTGACAGAGGCGTCATACTCGCGCTGACCCGCCGAGCGTTCCTGTGGGTCTTGCAGCCCTTGGAAGTGCAAAACCTCCTCAGAGGTCTTGCAGTTCCACTCCATCTCAGTCAGAGCCGCAGACAGCGCATCGCCATCGAACTTAAACGACGATGCGGTGATGTCGATTGCAAACCCTGGTGTACCTACATCAATTCCGCCAGCCATGGGATTCTCCTTACAGCGTTTGCGTCGCGGTTAGCGATTGCACCACGCCAGCGCGCCCGTCGATTTGCTTCACGTAGAAGTTCAGCAGAACGTAATACGTGATCTTGAGCCTGTTATCGGTATTAGTGCGGTCCACGACTACCTGGATATCCGTCGCATTGCCCGGCTTGACAATCTTGTCTAGCAGGACTTGGCGCAGATCCTTTTCAATCGCGATGGCAGCAGATGCCGCAATCGTGCCGTTCGCATTCCGCAACTGTGACGTGTTCAGGTACTTGTTTTGCCGCAAGTACCCGTAGAACATCGCCTCGTCGAGCACACGACCATAGGTCATGTACGTGTAATCGCCAGTGGGCGAATCAAACAGAAGCGACTCATACTGCACGCCAGTCACAGCCGGGAGCAGGTAGGCATACGAACTGCGCGCATTGCCAAGAGTGCCAGCCGCATCGTATTGGAGCGACTGCGTGACCGAGGTGAGCGCGCCGCTGTACGTTTGGTCGCCGATGTCTGTGCCAGAGGGCAGAGAGAGCAGCCGAGCGAATGCCGCACGCTGACCATTGACCGTGACCGGGCGTCCTGCCTGTGGAAGCGGGAGAGAGGTCACAGACACCACGCTGCCACCGGACAGAGCGATGCGAGCCGATGATAGAGGAGCGAGCACGCTGGCTACGTTGGCAGCCCATGCCGCATTCGTCTGACCGATTGCCGGTCCCTCGTATTCGAGCATCACACGGCAGTACTTCTTTGCCGCTTCGAGTTGGTTCGCAAGCACGTTGATTGCCGCTACCCATGCCGGAAGACTCGCGACGGGGATTTGACCAGCAATCGCGATGAGTCCGACCGTCTCAGGGCGGGCGATGAAGTACGTCAGCGCGCTGCTTACATCGGCGAGCGTGCTAAGCGGCGCAGTCGTCGAGAAGGTGAACGTATCACCAGCATCGAATGTGCTCGCAAAGACGATCGTGATGTTGGTATCTGGGATGACAAACGAGCCGCCAGCCGGAACCTGATAGGTTGCGCTGGAGTAGATCGCCTGACCATTCGAGGAACCAAGCGATACCCGGAAGGCTGCCGTACCAAGTCCGCCAGCGGTCACAATCTGCACGGAGACTTGATAGGCGTCGTTTGGCGAGCCGCTGGCCGTCATGGTGCCAGAGGAACCGAAAGACAGCGAGGTCAGCGATTTGGCGCCAAGCAGACCAGCGCCAGAGCCAGCCAGTGAAGTACGGAACTTCCCAGGGTTGGCTGCGGCAAGCGCCACAAGGTCAGACTGAATCAGGATCGCCGACGAGTTGACGATGTTTGGCTCACCGTTGGCATTGGTGCCAAGTACGACGTTGACCTGATTTCCGCCAGAGAGCGTCACAGAGCGAGCCGCAGGATGTGGACCACCGCTAATCGTGGTCTGGTACGAGATGCCCGACGTGAGCGCCTCAAACACAATCCGACCGGCAGTCTCGCCATAGAGCGCGAGCGTCTGACAGCAGATGGATGCACCCGTACCCTGAGCAGTCGCGCCCCAAAGAGCGAAGGCAGCCGGAGTGCCGTTTACAAGCGTCGCGAGCTGCGTGCCAGTCGTCGCAGCGGTCACAGTAACGGCGACATTTACGCCAACCACGGTGACGTTCGTTGCTCCACCAGTGACGATGCTGATTTCTGCACCGACCTGTTTGGCGGTAAACAGCACATCGCCGTTGAAATCCACAGCGGAAGGAGCGAGCACCGCGCCGAAGTCATTCGAGGCAGCGCCAACCGAAGCGCCTGTGGTCTTGATGACAGAGCCAACCGTTCCGACCGTAGAAGTCGCGGTCTTGATCTGATACACCGTGCCGTGATTCGGCTCAGTCAGCGCAGTCGCCGCATACTCAGAGGCAGGACCACCGCCGAAGTTGGCCAGCACCGTGCTGATTGAATCATCACGAATGATGCTGTTTACGGTACCGCTGACAGAGGGACCCACGACCAAACCGGACTGCGCCGGGGAGCCAAGGGAGTTTGCACCGAGGTTATTAACCGCGATGAGATTTGAACTAGGTACGGCAGGCATGGTTATGCCCTCCCGAGCGGCAGATTCGCGATCTCATCCGCCAGTTTGTGAAATTCGACTTCAGAGAACACCGCATTGACCGGGCGACCGGCTTGCATGGCAGCAACCAACCAGGCAGGGATTTTCTTGAGCAGCGCCCAATGGACGATGGTGTCCTGCTCAGGCTGCGCAGCGTTCTGCGGCAGTTTGTACGCTTCCCCAACTACGTGCAGGGGCTTGATCTCATCACTCATTATGGCACCACTGGAATCGCTGCGGATTCCACCGTCTGAATCGTTTTGAACAGATACGGGTCCGCGTGAACCAATAGAAGGATCGTCACTCGGTACTTCAGTACGATCTCCCGTTGCCCCGCGTTTTCGTTGAACTCCCATGTTTCTGCCTGTTCCTCTTCGTCGTAATCCGCTGGTCTTTGCTGGTCCCACACGATGACAAGCGCCCTAAGAACCTCTTCGGCTAACTTGATATCCTCAGGGGTGAATCCCATCGTATTGGGCCGATTGACTCGAATCTCGGCGGTCAATCGAAGTTTGCGAACGCCTATGCATCGTGCTGGCTCATCAGGTCCATGCGCTTGCCATCCGCGACTGATTGTACCACCTTCTATGATCCAAACGATGCGCATACCGCCCGGCTTGCTGAGATTGAGTTGACCGTTTTCGATGGTCCACAATCCTTGAGGTTGCGAGTCGGAATTGAGCCTCTTCACTAGCGAGGAGTTGATCCCCTCTAGTACCTCAATCACCGTATGCGGAAAGGATGGGCGGTTGATGCTCATACCCGCGCCGTCCTTTGTGCGATCTCACGCTGCGCTTTTGCATCCCAAGCGCTCGGCAACTTCTGCCCTTTGTAGGGCATGAACTGCCGCGCATCCATTCGGCTTGTGCCTTGATTGGGATACTGACCGTAATCCGTATCTTCTTCAGCGCGCACAATCCATAGTGCAGGGCTTGGAACGACCGACACAGTGACAGAGCCACGGAGTCGCCCGCTGCGAATCATCGGCGGTCTGTGACCGTCCTTGGGCAACTTGAACGCACGACCGGAAACGTCTTTGCTTTGGCCGAAGGTCGAATCAATCGACTCAGCCAAAACATCACGCATAGCACCGGATGCGGCGACCATCAGACGATTGCCGATGGTCTGCATATCCCGCTTCATGCGCGTGATGTCGTCTCCGGACATGTTACTGACCGATGACTACCAGGGTACCGGCAGCGATGCCGGTTAGTAGAACGTGGGTGAAGTAGTTCCCCTGGTACACGTCGTTATTCATGCCCGGAGCAAACTTCGACCCGATCTGGTACTCTTCCGAAACCGTCGAGGTTCCTCGCAGGAGAATGGCATCCCCCACGGTCAAATCCACTGGCGCAGGAGGGGCGTCGCCGTCGTTGACCTTGATGGCGCGAACGTATACGGACGCATCAGCTCCACCACTTCGTACGCAGCGGATGGTCAGATGACCACATTTGGCGTACTCGTTCCCCGAAGTTCCCGCCGGGCGAAGATCAATAACACTTATGCCAGCGGCTAGAAAGTCTGACTTTTTCTGTGCAAACATTTCACCATCTCCACGTCCCCGAGAAGGGGACTCTGTAAGTCTGTATGTCCCCGAAAGTGAAAACATCGGGGTCAGGTTTTGAGTTCAGGTTTAGGTCTCCGATGGATTCGAGTTTGAAGTGCTCTTGCGCGAGTTGCCCAAGTTCCTTCCAATCCTCTGGGACATCGCCGCGACCCGCGACGAGTTTCCATCGTCCCCATTCGCAGAGCATATCTGCGTCAGCCTCGTCGATTTCGTCGATTTTCTGGCTGGTGTTAAACGCCCACTTTCGGAAGTAGTCCGATAAAGCGCCGCAGAGTTGAACCAGTCGCGGGCTAGTCGTTGGTGTCACTGTCCACGTATCGCCAAGGATGAATCCAGGCGACACAAAGGGCGCAGGCGGTGATACCGACACAATGAGCCCCGTCCAGGTGACTTCCCAATCCCAGCGGCTATTAGCTAGAGCATTCGGGTCGCTGATTACTGGGTCGCCAAAGGTGACTCCGCCATCATCGCTGAATGCAAACTCTGCCGTGCCCACGTCCCCCGATTTGGTGCATTTCACCACCATCGGGATGGCGTCAACAGGGAACCCTGTGACTCTTACGATGCCAGTCGATGTGCCGACATGGGTAACGGGTCCAACCTTCCCACAGTAAGCCGGACCTGGGATGTCCGACCGTGGGATCGCGCCAAGCGGTGCCCGCTGTAGCAGGTCGCGTGGCGTGATATAGACTGGACCCGAGAGCGCCATGTTATCGGTTCTCTAGTTGGACTTCCGCTGTCGCAGGCGTGGTGATCTGCGTCCCGGTGCCCATGAACACAACGGCGATATACCTCTGCGTTCTTGGAACAGAGATTCGTACCGGCACGGAGTCTGGACCTGTTCGGGCCACAGTTGGCGGGGTAGCGCCTCGCGGACCTTCCATCTTCCAACTCTTACTATCGTGCCAGTACATAAAGAGGGCATATTCACCTGGTCCACCGGCTGTGCCATTGAAGGCGAACTCGACGGAGTTATAGCCGTTTACCTTGTCGATCAATGCCGGTGGGTCGATAGTCGGAACCGTCATATTGATGGATTCCGGCGGAAGACCTGGAACCGGCAAATCTGCGACATTGATGACCGAAGCGATCATATGGCCCTCTTCTTTCACTACGCCGGGTTGATGATGAAGCGCAGCGCGCGGTGCGGAACCACAAGCTTGGCATCACCGAAGGCATCCCAGCCGAACTCAACGGCACCCTGCGAGGCACGGAGATGATCCGAACCATTCAGACCCGTGTAGTACGCCGTGGGCTGACGCGACGGAACGACCGCGAACGGACGACCATCACCCTTGGGCACTGCGAGCAAGTATCCGACCTTGCCGCGATCCTGAGCAGTGCCGCCGAAGGTCGGAGCCGAAGACGTGCGGAACAGTTGCTTGAAGAGTTGGACGCGAGCCCGACCCTTGAGCATGTTTTCCACACCAGCAGCCGCATTGGCGCCAACGGGCTGAGCCGCAATGGCAGCCTGGAACACTTGCAGGAGTTGCACTTCGAGGTCCGCAGTCGGGGCCAGCGCAACGATCTCGACGTTGTCGGTATCGAGCGGCAGACCATCGGGACCGGGGACGTTTTCGAGGATGCCGAGCAGGCGGCGCATCTCGGGCAGGTCGATTCCAGTGATCGGCACGTCGTTGAAGAACGTCGCGCCTGGCTTGAACGGATTCGCCTGGTGAGGAGCGCTCTGCGGAGTGAAGAACGGCAGACCATCGGACCAAGCCGCGTTCTCGGCGACCCGCTTGGCAAGGACCATGTCCCACAAGATGAGGGCACGATCCATCATGTCGGGGAGCTGCGCCTTGATGAGCCCGAACAGGTCGGAGTTCATCACGTCATAGAACTCGCGCTTGGACGGCGGAGCCCATCGCTTGAGGAGCAGTTCCACTTCGACCGTGGAGAACGGCTCAATCTTGCGCGGCTGCCCATAGGCCCATTCCTCTGGGAGCGAGGCAGCAAGGTTGATGGGAAAGCGGACCTTGGTTCCGTTACCCATCGTGCCGTCCGGCAGTTCCACGCCGACGCGATCCTGCTTCATCCCAGCAGCGGGAGGAACGTACGCAATCGAGGTGTAAACCGCTCGGTTGTTGCCCTTCAGTGCCTTCAGGTACGAGGCGTTGACGGACGTGAAATAGAAGTCGAGGTCGCTATTGCCGACCATCGTGGTAGTAGCGCTTGGCATGGCTTAGATCTCCACCCAGAAGTAGCCGCCCTGGATGTCGCGGAGGGTTCCCCCGAGATCATTGGCAGCGAGAGTCTTCTTGATCGTGTTGTTGTCGGCGAAGTACACGGTCTTGCCGATTTCCGTCTCTGCGGGCAGGTCGCCAGCGAGTCCGAGGAAACCGAACACGCCGCACTTCATCACCACCGGCTCGCCTTCGGGCAGAACCAGATCGGTGCCGCCAGCGACATAGGTGCGATATTGCACGCCGCCCATGGTGCTGCCAGCGGTGCCGCTGACGTAGGTGCGGATCTTGCCCGCAACGAGCATGCTGACCGAGCCAGCCCAAAGGGTCTGACCCGCCAGCACATTATGCGCCTTGTTCGGTGCCGACTCCGGCAACGCCCAGCCGACGCGCTGAATCTCTCCAGTCTGTGCCGCCATCTGTTACTCCACACCACCGCTTAGGGTGGTAATTTTGCCATCTTGAATGCCAATCGGCAGATGGCGGATTTCATTGCCACGGACTCCCTCACCGCAAAGCAGCGAAAGGGCTTCCTGGGTGGCCTCTTCTTTGTTGAAGTCGCGACCGAGCATGCGCTCGGCGTTTTCCAAGTGCATCGCGATACGAGCCTTCTGCGCATCGCTGCACTCAGCGACGGACTTGGGCTTATCGCTTAGCGTGGTGGTCTGAGTCTGCACGGGAGCCTCCTTCTTGATCTGAGCCAGTGACTCGGCAGAAACCTGAGCCGGGGCAGCCTCGCGGACTTCCTCGGTCGGTACGATCTCTTGCGCATTGCTCAGATACGAGACAACCGTATTGAGCGGCTGCGCTTCGAGTTGCGACCGCTGCTGCGTGGGATAGCGGTTCTTATGGCTATCGAGCAGCATGGTGCGAACCTTGCCCGCGTCTGCATGCGATAGCACAACGCCATCCACCTTCGCCGGAGGTGGATTCATCTTCGCCATGACAACGCCAGCGAGTTTCTCCGGGTCGCTTTCGCCACAGAGAGCCGACAGCGTAGCAAGAGCCGCTTCGCCCTGACGATTCCGCTCCATCATCGCCGATGCTTCTGCGAGGATATCCCCACCGAACGCAGCCTTGAGCAGATCCATCATGGGGACCATGTGGCTGATTCCCTTGTTACCGAGATCCTTCTCGGAGCCATCGGTATCAGCAAGAGACTGCATGCAGCGCAGCAGCGTTTGTCCGGCGGCATACGCCTCTAGTCCGATCTTCTTCTTCGTATCCATTGAGAGTCCTTTGGTAATTGCAGACAGGATCGTGGGCGTGGCACCAATCGTTCCCGGATCGGTGACAAGCCCAGCGTTTTTCAGATCGATGATGTTGCCGTCTTTGGTGTGGACAACCGCGGGCGAGATATACGGCCACTCGCCATCACGGATTGCCTTTGCGGCATTCGGGGTCCACTGGATATCGACAAACCAAAGACCGTCGGCGCGTACTTCGGGGCGAAACTGACCAGCGGCCTTCTTAGCCTCCCCGGTAGCGGCTGGATCGTAAGTGGCGTGGAAGTAGTCAAAGCACTTCACCACCGCCCGATCTTTGTACCGCTCCATGATCTGCTGCGCACCCTCTGGTGTCAGTCGAAGCGGACCTTTGGTCGTTGGATTCGTACCCCAAGTGAATACGCGAAACTCTTTGGGCGGTTCTGCACCAATGCGGGGCATGGGGATAACCCCAAGCGCCCCATCGGCATCCAAAAACGTCGTAACCCACTGATTCGTGCTCACGCGCCTATTGATGCGGTAGCGGCTTTTGCTTGCAATTGCGGTTAAAGTAATTTAGACCGCACAACATGCCGGAAAGAAAAGAGACACGAACAGCACGCAATACCAAGGTGATCAAACTGTCAGACGAGCAAGAGGAGGCACTAGAGATTGCGCAAGAGAGAAAAGGCAGGATGGCGGGAGAATACACATTTCAAGGGTTCGCCATTGAACTACTTCGCAAATACTGCGAGGACAATGGGGTGAGGTGGCCAAAGTCGAAGTCACTACCAACGGGCAGACCAAAGCGATCGCAATAGTTAGTTCGCTGAACCAATCAAAACTACTTTAACGCCGATTGCGCTTTTCCGACGGCTAGACATGCTCACACCAGCATGGCTGGCATTCTTGACTCATTCCTAGATCTATTCCGCCCGCGACAGGTTATCGACCCAAACGAGAAACCTATCAAGGTGCATGAGTTATCCACCGGAGACTATCAGAGCCGACGGGAAATATACCCGCTTGTGCCTGCTTCGGGATGGGATCGCAATGCCATCCTCCAGATGCTGGAGAACCAGGACATCGGTAACTTTCAGATGTCCGAGCAGTTCTACCACGCATGCCGCAAAGAGGCTTTGATTGCCGCTGCACTTGATATGCGTCGGCAGTTGGCTGAGTTCTTTGATTTCGAGTTGAAAGTACCCAAGGAATCACCCGATGAGGTCCATGTGCTTACCGATCTGCTTGCCAAAGAGTGGCAATCGGTGATGCCCGACCATGTGCGCGGTGAGATTGTCGAGCGCGTGAATTTTTTTGGGTTTCAGGTGTGCCGAATCCAGTGGATCTGGAAAGGCGCACAAAAGATTCCCCGACTCATTCCATACACCCATTCGTCGCTTTCTTGGCGTCAAGATCTGTGGTGTTACCAGGGCATGTCAGAGCGCGGACTTGAGTATATCCGCAATGATGGGCGAGAGTGGGTGATTTTCTCCTTGGGTGGTACTCGTCCATGGCTGCGCGGCTTGATTCGTCCGCTTGCCTTCATCTTCTTCGGGCTCATCTCTGGTGATGATCGGTGGCTTGGATTCAATGACCAATTCGCCAATCCGATGCGTATTCACTACACGCCGCGCATCATGAGGGAGCAGCGCGAGGTCCAAAAGGATTACGACAAGGTCAACCTCATGCGAGGCGGCGATCTGGTGCTATGCCCTCGCGAGGACAAGGACAAGGGCTATGACTTCCGCTATGAGCAGGTCAATGCCAGCGGTTTTCAGACATTTGACAGCCAACTGACGCGACTAGATGAGCGAGCGGCAATTCTTATCCTTGGGCACAACCTGCTCCAAAGCGTCAAAGGTGGATCGCTTGCTGCGATGAAAGAAGCGATGTCTCTGCTCCGAGTCAAGGGCATCGCAGACATGAAGGTACTGCAAACTGGGTTTGAGCCCATCTCTAAGGTGTGGGCTAAGGCGAACTTCGGAGAGAACCCAGACGACTTCCCAGAACTCGGAGGGCAGCCCATCGAACTCTATTCCTGGTCCCTGGTGTACGACATCTCGGACCCGGAGCAAGAAAAGCAGAAGGCAGAGCAAGCGAAGCTATATGCGGGTGGATTCGCGACGTTTGCCAAAGCCGCCGGTCCAAAGCTGTACGAGTTGCCGATTGATTGGGAGGAGGCTGCGGAAAAGAGCGGCATCCCAATGCTATCCGGCGAGGATGGATACGACCAAGACGATACTGATACGCAGCTTTCCGCCGAAGAGTGGATCTCGCCACCTGAGCACATGAAAGCAGCCGCAAGGCGTTCTCTTGCTTGGGTGCAAGAGTTCAAGCGGGGTGGAACCGAGCGCGGTCGCGGCATGGCTCGCAAGATCGCACGCGGTCGGCTGTCCCGTAATGACGTGCTGGCGATCTCGCGCTACTGGCCACGGCATGCAATCGACGCCAAGGGCAAGAATTGGGACAATCTCAAACGTCCGTCGAATGGTCGCATTGCGTGGGGACTCTGGGGAGACTCCGGCGATGGTCGCGGGCGGAAGTGGAGCGAAAGAGAAGCGGAGCGCATCCGTGGATTGCTTCACACCTCGGAGTCGGAGACGTTCCACAAAAAGACCGTACCGCTCGGACTCAATGCACCGCTCATTCAGACGCTCGGCAAGTCTCAGCGCGCCAAAGATGCGATCGGCATCGCCTCGGTCGCTGCGTTCGATTTGGATGGTCGTCTGCTCATGGGCAAGCGGTCGGACACTGGTAAGTACACAATGCCAGGTGGACACCTGGAGCCGGGCGAGTCTCCGATGGATGGAGCCAAACGCGAGCTATTCGAGGAAGCCGGGCTCTCTGGCGATCTGGTCTACCTCGGAAGTGGTCAGACGGGCAACTACCTCGTTCATGCGTTCCGATTGGATGGCGTAAGCACCGCACCAACTAGCGATGGCGATCCTGACGGTGAAGTGGAAACTTGGGAATGGGTCACGCTACCACTGTCGGATGAAATCAACAGCAACCTGCATGCACAGCGAAACGTGACGGTGGCACTGCTCGGTCTAGGTTCAGATGAGGGTATGACCCTCGTAAGGAGTAGCAAATGACGATTGAAATGAAGGCTGCCGCAGGTTCGGCGATTCAGACTTGCGTAACTCACCTGCGGAGTCTCGGCGATGACGCGACCCAGGCGCATTGGAACGTGCAGGGCATGGCATTCGGTCCGCTACACAAACTATTCGGGAAGATCTATGAAGAGGCTTACGACCTGCGTGATGAGTTTGCGGAGTTTGCCCGCGCGCTAGGCGTCCAAATCAACGTGCGTGCTCCCGTGGAGCCGCTGACCACGCCGATCGATGTCCTGAGCCCTGGCGATACTTGCGAGGCCTATACGCGGCTGGTGCTCCACGCACTAGAGGCGTTGCTTGTGGTCATGCGAGTCAATGCCGGAATTTTCAATGACTCTGGCGATCTGGTGACTTCTGACCTGTTTATCCAAGGTGCCAGCAAAATCCAGCACCTCGTCTATCTGGTTAAGAGTCACATTCCGTAATACGGCGCTGTAGTTCCTTCTTTAGAAGTCGCGCAGTATTTGAACCAATCGCTGTCTTTGCTTCGCGACTTTCTACGATTTCGCCTTGTCCTTCGCGGTAAACATCCTCAATCATGGCAGCAATGACAATAGGAGTCGCGGACATATCCACTTGTTTGCCATCAATTTCGATCTTCGCAAGGACATGTCGCAGGCGCTCAGGCGTGACCCATTCGTCAGCAATATCTTGAGCCGCCGCTAGCACAGCCATTTTATCAGGGTCTACCACGGGACGCGGCTTTGATGTTTCCCTGAAACTCTCGCCCTTGTGTTTGGCAATGATTCGCACTCCTCGATTGTCTGTGACCTCAATCGGCGGACGAAGCACAACCCCTTCGCGCTCTCGTGGTTCTAAGATGCCACGCCGGACTGCAACTTCGGATGGCTTATCGCGTTCCGCGTCTAATACATCAAGAGACGTGGACATCAATCGCCATGGCACGACTTCGAGTCCAAGTTTGGTCGCCACATCGGCCATATTGGGCACGTTCAGCCAAGTGTCACCAATCTTCACATCAAAAGCGATAAAGCAAAGTTTATCTCCGTAGGTGTTTCGCATTCCTTGCTGCTTGCCGCCATACGCTTCGCCATACACAATGATTTCATCGTGCCCAAGCGCAGCAAAGGACTCAGCAAGTCTCTCTTTGTTAAACAGAGCAACGAAGTTGTCGTGCTTTTCCCCGCCTGCGTAGAAACTAATCACTCCCTTCGTCCAACGGATATGCGCCGATGTGCCGTGGACCTTTTCAAGAGCATAACACTCTCGAAAAAGAAGAATGGATTGCGACTTATACAGGTTGTCGATGTGCATGTATCCCATTGTCGTTCCTCTCTACCACCCCGGTACGATCGTAACCGGGATGCCTTCCTCTTGCCACAGATTGATCACGCTGGGGTTGTCGTCCCATGCGTGGATGATTTCGTAAGACTCCCGAAGTTCTCTCAGGATGTCACGCTTGACTTCGTAATCAGGTCGGTTGTCGTAACTTGCCCTCATCTTGAGGGCATACGTCGGCACCTCATTGATTGCGAGCCACCACGACGTGTGATGCTTGTACCTGTCCTTGCGTGCAGTCACCACGATGACACGATGCCCATCGGAGTGCGCCTGCTTTGCTGCATCCACCACATGACCGTGCGGAGGGCAGTTCACCGACTCGGCGTGGAACCTGTCGAAGTCCCGAATGTCGCCTTTCACGAGATGGCGAATCGAAGACACATCGCACAGCGTGCCGTCCATATCGAAGATGATCGCGGTGGGTTTCATTGGGGTTCCTTCGGTACTATGGTCAATCTCACCCTGACGCCTTTACCTGCGTCTTCTTCCACTTTTGGACCATACGGGAAGCACATGTCGCGCTGTACTTCAGATGGCAAGATGAACTTGATTTCGCCGCTATTATCCTTCCAGCCGTAATAGTCGCCCGCTGGGTTCTCGGTCAAGGTCACTTCTTTGATATCGGCGTCTGGAACTCCGTGGAGTTCTACAAAAAACCGACTTCCAGCGTAGAAGTATTTGCCATGTTTCAGGTAGTCATACATGCGGCATCTCATTGGCGAGAATCCGTTTATTCGGGGCTTATCAGGTGCGACTCTATTCGCGCAGACGGTCCGGTTGTATTTTCATGTAGGCATGTATTACATGTTAGACACTCAACCTTAAATCGAGGTCGTCCAGAGTCAATTCCAACATCGCCGGTAGGTCTGCTGACAAAGATATGACCATCTCTTATTGTGAAGAATGTGTCGTTTTCCGGTTTGCTCATTGGCTCACTCATCATTCGTGCATTGGCAAGAACTGCCCCTCAGACTGCCGCACCACCGACAGGCGGCAGAATTTACAATATACGAAATCTCGGCCCGCTCATCGTCGGTCAGATCCTCGCTTCGCAGCATGTCGGCGAGTTCGTTTGCCTTGTCGATTGCTGCCATGTATGGGCGGCGATCGGTTTGTGGTTTGCTCATCCCTTCGCTCCCATCGCAAGGTGCTTGCGCGCTTCGCGTACGAGTCCATCTAAGTGCAGGATGTCTACAGTGTGTGCCCAAATCCAGATCGGCAGTCCCGAGGAAGTGACATCCTTG